AGTAATTTAAGATGGCGTAATCCATTCTAATACCTAATGAAATATTAACTGGTTGATCTGAAGACCAATCCATGTCTCCAAAATTAGCTGACTTACAATAAGCTCCTTTACAAATCCATTCTTCAACGATGTCTCCTACAGGACCTAAAGCATTAAATCTAATGTCTTTTTTATAGAAATCAGAATAACCATCTCTACCTGTAACAGATTCATGTGATAAACGAACCCACTCCATTACTGCTTGTGCTCCAGATGGTGTTACTGGGTCATAAAGCTCACAAGTAATGTCTTGCCAATCTGCTTTTCCTTTTAATTTTCTTTTCACATTAATGTGATCAATAGTTACGTCTCCAAATGATATATTTGGTCTTCCTACCTTTTTAACTAGGAATGCTGGGATTCCATCAATGTACATTATAAACCTATTCTGTAGTTTAGGTTCAAATGCTGTGAACATGATTTCGTTTGTGTTTAATATTGCCATCGTTGTTGTTTTATTTTATTCCGTTATAAATATAATACTTTTCTTTTTTTATGCATCAAATGTTGCTCCTGTTGGAAGAATATTAAAGTCGAGAATTATGTATTCTGCTGTTCTAGTTGGTTGTAAGTAAATAGCACCAATTAATCTATTTCTATCGATTTCATCTGGTGTGTTGTTACTTTCGTCCATTTGTACTCTAAATGCATATAATCCTTGTCTTTGTTGGATTGACTCTAAATATGGATTTGCTATTCCTAAGAATCTATTTCTTGTTTGTAATGTATTTTGTTCAAACACTAAATATTTAGAAGAACTTGCAATAAATTTCTTAACTTCAATCATTAATCTTCTTACATTAATTCTATCTAATGCTGTTGGTCTTGCTTGAAGTGTTTTCTGACCCCAAATACAAACTCCTGTTCTTGGGAAAGTTGCAATTGGATTTACTTTTCCCTCATATAAAGCATCTCTTTCAGCTTGGTTTAATCTTGTTCTTGCTTCAATTACATTTCCTAAAATACCTCTATTTAAACCTGCTGGTGCAAACCATTCAGCAGCAATTCTATCTGATTGAGCTATAGCTCCTGGTACAATTACTGATGGTGGAACAAATGTTGGTTTATTTTTAGCTGGGTCTAATACTTTAACCCAAGGATAATAAGCAGCTGCATAATTAGTATCTATTCCAGATGCTTCACTTACTGCTGTTGCTACTGTATCATCTACTCCCATTAAATCCATTACATAAAAACAATCTGCTCTGTCTTCTACAAAATTTACAGCTTGTGTTGTTACAGCTGAATGATATTTAGCCATTACTCCTGGTATAGCTAACATATTAATATCATATTCGTCTTGGTTTGATAATATGTCTAATGCTTTATCGTAAGCGTTGTATCCTGGTTGACCTATGTTTAAGTTTAAACCATGTAAATTAGTTTCTGTAATGTATTCTCCTGTTCTTTTAATAATTTGAGGTCCCATTCCATCTGAACCACCTTGAAAGGGTACTGAAAATTTAACTGCATCTGAAGTAGGTCCTGATGTTCCTGCTTGGTCTACTGATGCACTTAAAGATCCGCTAATAGCGTCAGCTCCCCAAGAAGATGATGGGTGACCAAATAATCTGTCTACATTAAATTTACCTGTAGAATTAGCTACTGCTACTTTAGGTAGATAAGTTAAATATTGATCGTTATCTTTTTTAGTAAAGTCATATCCTAAATATGCTCTTTTATTGTATACACCTGCAATAGTTTGTTCTGATTTTGAAACATAAGGTACTAATACTGCTTGTGGTGATGATGTAGAACCACTATATATTGGGTCTAATATTACGTCATATCCTCTTGGTGATAATTTAGGTGAAGCTGATCCATTATCAATTGCTGCATCTACTTCAATTCTAATGTATCTTGATTTATTAGGATAATCACCATATATGATTACTTTTTGTCTATCTTCATTCCACTCACCATATCTGTCTCCAATTGCTCTCGCAATGTAGTTTGGACTGTCTGGGTTTAAATTTAATCTATCATATTGTTCTAATATACTTGGTGATTTATCTGTGTCTCCAAATTTTCTAACTTGTAAAGAGAATGT